ATGAGCCAAAAACGTATTATTCTTTCTGATTCATCACTCAACTGCTACGGCTATCGGGTTCTTACTTCCGGAATGTCAATCGAAGCATTTAAGAAGAACCCTATCATGCTATATATGCATTTCCGCGATGAAGGTTCACCCTATTGGGGGGACTACAAAGCTATCGGCCATTGGGAGGATATACAACTTAACGGTGACGAACTTTCTGCCATTCCTATTTTTGACAAAGTTGATGATTTATCAAAAGAAATTGCCGCAAAATACGAAGCAGGGACTTTCAATGCCGCAAGTGTGGGTATTAAAATCATAGCTACATCAGCAAACAAAGATGTTCTGTTACCTGGTCAAACCAGAGAAACTGTCACTGAATGCGAGTTGAGAGAAGCATCGATTGTAGATATTCCCGCCAACTCCAATGCCGTTCGTCTTTATGACCGTTCCACATCCGTTCTCCTGGCAGCGGGTATGGACACGCATATCGTGCCAGAATTATCCAATCATACATCTAAAAATAAAATGAATCTCAAAGCAACATGGCCGGCTTTTCTCTCTTTTTTCAAAATCAATAAGGAAGATGCAGAAAATACCGAGTTATCAGCAGAAAGATTGGATTCATTACATGGTGAATTCAATCGTTTGAAGAGTGAACACACTTCACTGGTAGAGGCAAAGAAAGACGTAGATGAAAAGTTTGCATCTTCTGTCACAGAAATCAAAACCCTGAAATCAAGCATAGAAAGCAAAGATCAGGAGATTTTGCAACTCAAAAATGAAAGTACCCAGAAGGATGATGAAATCACCCAACTTAAAGAACAGATAAACAACCTGAAGCAAGTTCCTGCACCCGGATCTAACGGACTCTCTCCGCAATCAGAACCAGGAGCAAGTGAAACTAAGGATGATTTATCCACCTTCTGCGAAAAAAATCCCGGAGATTATCAGGCCATCACCGAACGTCTGAAACAAGACGGTCTCCTTTAATTTTAGTAACCACACCCTTAACTATTAAAAATTATATCTACTCCCAAATTAATAGACGTATCTAAATTAAACCAAACTCTTGTTACTTATGACAAGGGTCTTCGTGCTCTTCCTTTCGCAACTTTGCAGGAAGTAGCAGCTATACTGGGACTAAATGTCATGGATCTGCAAGGCAAACACGCATTGATCAATGAACGTCGTCGTGCCGGTGGTACCCAGTCTTACAAAATTGGTAAGGATTTCCGCCTTACTGACAAACTGCTTGGCTATGAACCTTCAGTTATCGAACCCAAAGATGTAGTCTGCATCACTAAGGAAAACTCTCAAAAGTATGATGACGGTGAACTACTGATTGTAGGAGGCGAACCGGTTAGCAACATTAACAAAAAACATCCACTGGAAACGCGTGTCGCTTTCACGTTAGTAAAATCACACATTGAAGATGTCGTATATGTACTCTATCATGCCGAACGTGACGAAGACTCTTCCTCACCGTCCGGAGCATTTGACGGTCTCTTCACTAAGATCGATATGCTGATTACCGGTGGTGATGTTAACGCAGCTCGCGGCAACTTCGCCCAATCAGGTCTTTTTGTTACCCCGACATCTGACACAGACTATGCAGCATACGAAAATCTAGTTGAATGGATTGGAGGAGCAAATACATACCTGCGTTCATCCAAGTCAGGTATTCCTCAATTACAATGTGCGGAAACAGTATTGAAAGCAGCACGTGCAGCTTTGCGCAACAAACTACGTATGCAGGAATATCCATCCATGCAACGCATGATTGAATTGCTCCGTGAAGATGCAATGTGTCCAGCATTGGAAATCGTATCTCATGAAGCACTTGGACAAGGTTCACGTCTGGTATTACAAAAGAAAGGAAATATGGACGTCGCATTCAACACACAGGCAGCAACCAAATTCTGCCAAATCCGCGATATCTACGAAGATCCGAACGAATGGCAATTCTGGTTACAAACCGGATATGACACTCGTATTCGTGACTGGCATGAAAAGGCCTTCCGCTGTAATGAGCAAAAGAATGAATCACTTGATTTGGCCGGTGATTATTGTAAAACCGGAGCTATTCAAGTGGATATTACCGGAGCCGACAACGGCACTTGGAGCATTCAAGGGAAAGCAGCCAGCCGCACTAATGGACAATGTATTTTGGGACTGGCTCCTGGCAATTATACTATTGAATTCAATGCTGTGGACGGTAAAAACAAACCGGCTAACAAACAAGTAACAGTAGTAGCGGGAGAAGTGGTAACCGCAACCGGAACCTACTCTTAATCTTCAATAACTAAAGAGTGGTCATGTTTGGCCACTCCTATTTATTTATTCTAAACTTTTATACAAATGAAAAAATACATTTATTTGATTCTCTGCGTTTTATTTGTAGCTTTGGTTATTACAGTCCCCGAACTGCATTCGCAGACGTGCCATCTCAATGGAGATACTTTAATCATGATGGCTGCCGGTCCCGCATTCGCTCCATTAAAATGGGAAGTTGGTCAAAACAACATGGGAGGTTATAAGGGAATGTTGCTTTTTGTTCCTTTTAATGCTCCTGAGACTGTTCCAACCGTACCGGATCCATCAAAAGCAACCAGTAACGAAGAATTAATAACGGCAGCCGGATCATTTACGTTTCCAGCTGAAGGAACTTACAAACAACCTATTTACCTATACAGTACCGAAGCAACCGTTGAATATAAAGCAGAACAGCAAGGAGAAGCCGACGGTATCAGCTATAAATGTACGCTCGGTTTCTTTTTCCCTGGCAATACTCCAGGAATGCACGCATTCAATGCACTAATCAAAAACACTCCAGGATATTATATCTTTGAAGATGCAGATGGCAAACAAATGATCCTGGGGCAACCCGGCTTGTATGCAACCACCGCACCATCTTTCAACGGAGGTAAAGCAAGAGCCGATCGTCGTGGTACCACTTACACAGCTACCGTAGACTCCAATTATTCAGCCATCTTCCTACAAACACCAATTGACATGGAAGTCATAGCAGGATTAAAACCCGCACCATCTCCAAGTGTATGACCAGACAAGAACAATTGACTCAATGGTTAGGCGACCGTCAGCGCAAATACGCTGACGGTATAGTTCTTTTCGAGGCACTCGCAAAGGAACCAGCCAAGAAAAGGTTCTCTGCTTATTTTGCAAAAGCTCCAGAAGCTCCACATATCTTCGATCCACATTTTACACAACTCGTCAATAGTCTCACGAAGATTGACAAGGAAATCAAATTTTCTCCTGCTATCTACCCGGCAGCAATGGAGGAAATAATCGTAGTAAAAACGATGAGTGATGACGAACGGAAAGAAGCGATCGAAAGCAAGAAACTGGAAATGATCAATCTGGAGACAGTAATCACTGATATCCAATCTCGCGTTGACGAACTAGAAAGCGACAATGAAAATCATGCGGAAGAATTAGTCTCCCTTCAGGAACAATTCGAAGAAAAAATGTCTGAACTCACAGAACTACGTAATGAGATCAACGCCTTAAGTACACCAGGCGTTAAAATCATTACCGAAGAGTCACTCAATCCATCCATTCGCAAGGCCTACAATCGTATCAAGGAGATCGCCCCATTATATGCAAGCCTGCATAATGATGTCGCAAATCCGGAACTTCCTGTAGAAGAACGACAACCGATAGCTGAAGAACTATGCAAGCTCGACGACGAACGACGCAAGCTATGGAAACAGATTGACTCCTGGGCTGAAGGAAAAGGAAATCTGCAATTAGAAGAAAAGAGACCGGAATTCAGTGAAAACAGCATTGTGCGTGGTATTGAAATAGCCCGTCAAATCAAACGTTTGAAGAACAACATATCCAACAGTAAAGCAGCTGCTGACCGTGCTCAAAAAGATGGAAAACAAACCGTTATGCAAAATGCTTTAGACCGTATTGAGAAGTATCAGACAGAACTTGCCACATTGGAGGCTGAAATAGCACTAACACAAGGTGAAAAGATTTCAGGATAACTTTCCACTTGCATTGTGTCCAGATTCTATTGAACCGTTTATGCACAAGGGAGACTGGGCAATACATGAAGTATTGCCCTCTCTTTTATCTGCGATCGGCCCAGCAAAAGTGAAGATCATGACATTCAGTATCTCTGAAGATAGCCTACGCCCTCTTTTTTTTCTCGCTGACGAAAGAAAAATAGAAAGCCTGACACTTCTACTGGATATGACAGTAAAACGTCATAAACTCGATCTATTACTGTTTGCCTCAAATATTAGTCCGTCCATCCGAATTGATTCATGTCATGCCAAACTATTATTAGTCGAGAATAGGCAACATAAATTCGGGATTGCCGGATCTGCAAACCTTAATCAAAACCACCGATGGGAAAATGGTTTCTATTTTACCTCCGGAAAACATTACGAATACTTCTCACAAATGTTTAACCAAGCGTATGAAAATGCCATTCGCTATGATATATTAGAATGATGACCTTATCCGAAGAAGTTCTGCAACAGATAAAAGAAATGTCTTCCGCCCTCTTACCACCGGGGGAAATTGCCATTTTATTGAATATCCCAGTTGACCAACGGGACTTCTTCTGTGATATTTGCAAAAATCATCATAGTTCGCCTATCTATACTGCTTATCACCAGGGAAGACTTCAGACCAAGCTCAACCTCCGGAAAACAGTCATCAAACTAGCTATCGCCGGCAGTCCTGCAGCTGAACCACTGGCCGATAAATACATGAAAGAACAAAGTATTAATGAATAATGCCAAAGAAAGATCCCACATACGAACGAATTGAACGTGCTTTATTCAAAGACAAAGATGAAGCAACAACTCTCCTTTCACCCAGAGAAATGGAGATTAAGAAACGTATGATGTTGTGCGTAAGCAAAAAAATGGAAGAGCCACTAATTCCAGATACAGAACTGGTTAACTTTCTACTACACGGCTGTGGAGGAAATACGGAACCGGTCTCCCAATCGCAAGCCTACCGTGACATAGGCATGATTAACCGCCTAGTAGGAAACATACAACTTGCAGCCAAAGCCTGGTACCGGTATATGATTGTCGAAGGTGGAAAAAAGGCTTTTAATATGGCAATGGACAAAGAAGATGCAAAGGGAGCTGCTGCTGCATTGGATAAAATAGGCAAATATACACGTTCTGACAAGGAAGATGAAAAATTCGATTACTCGCAACTGGTACCTCCATCCTTTGAACCTTCAGATGATGTCACATTACTGGAGGGGCTCGAACCGATAGAGAATCTTGAAGAAGAACGAATAAGAATGCGCAGTATGTTTAAAGGAATGTTAAACAAGAAAGCAGTGGACACTCATCCCATTGAAGAGGAGGAAGAAGAATGAACACGCAAATCTCTCCTGTTCTATCCGCCTATGAACTAAGAAGAAAGCAGAATGAAGTCGTAGACAAATTCTTTAATAGAATGCAACGACAGGCAATGGCCATCAACGCACATGACGAATATATAGTCGCATCACGTGGTACCGGTAAATCGGAAGGAATTGATGCACGCATCATCCTACGGAATGTGTGGGAAATGCCAGGTTCTTTGGGTGGACTTATCTCTCCCAGCTATGCAAAAGCTTGGGGAAATACACTGCCGGCCATTTGCAAAGCACTTGCCGAATGGGGATACATACAAGGCATTCATTATGTTGTTGGTCACAAAGCTCCGGAAAGCATGGGATTCGGCAAACCAGTACGTCCAGTATTAGCTGATGGTTGGAATAATGCTTTCCATTTTTGGAATGGTACCGTCATGGTGATTCTTTCCTTTAACCAGGGAATGTCTGCAAACTCTATGTCACTTGATTGGGTGATAGGCCCTGAAGCAAAGTTCCTCAATTACGAAAAAATAAAGAGCGAAGTAGATCCCGCCAATCGTGGTAACCGGCAATATTTTGGAGACTGTCCTCACCATCACAGCGTCAGCTACTCTACAGATATGCCTACCGCTTCAATGGGGAAATGGATCTTGGATAAGATAGATGAAATGTCGCTGACACATATCAACCTGATCCGAAACCTATATAAAAAAGTGCAGGAATATAAACGTAAGCCACTGACAGACCATGTGGTGCGCATGATTAAAGAATACCAGCATGATTTAGACTTGGCACGAAAATATCAACCACCTATTAAGCCACAACAGGGGAAGACTAAAGAATATACAGTTTTCTATGGTGAATATGACGTGTTTGATAACCTGGAAGTACTCGGAGAAGATTTCATCTGGCAAATGTATCGCAACTCTCCACCTCTTATTTGGCGTACAGCATTTATGAATGAACGTTTATTCCGGGTGCAAAACGGGTTCTATTCAGCTTTAGATGATAATATTCATTTCTACACACCCGGTGATAATGGACGGCTCCGGGATCTTGGCAGTAACTGGAGTAAATTAACAGCTTGCGGCTGTCTAGGCGACGGTGATCTTGACTTCTCTAAAGAACTGCATCTGGCATTCGACTCCAATGCCTCCATATCGACAGCTATTATCGGCCAGTTGGATAATCATACTATGCGTGTACTCAAATCTTTTTATGTCAAAACACCAAGCAAACTACAGGATCTAGTCAAAATGATAGCCGATTACTACCGACCAAAACTAAACCGTGATGTAGTGGTCTATTATGACCACACTTTTACTTGGGAATCCGGATCATCAACCGAAACTTACGCAGATATCATCGAACGTGTATTCAAAGAAAACGGATATAAAGTTACAATGGTATATGTCGGCCAAGCTCCTAAACATGAATGGAAACATCTGAATATCGACCTAACCTTGAAAGGAGATCCGCAATTCCTTTGGATCCAAATAAACCTGTATCAAAATGAGTTTTTGAAGATCGCAATGGAACAGACTGGAATTAAACAAGGAAAGAACGGATTTGAAAAAGATAAAACGCCTGAAGGAACACCCGATACTCCCGACAATCCAGACGAATACAAAACACACATTACAGATGCCTTTGATACGTTATGGCTAGGGATGAACTTCTATTTCACTATACCGGGAACAAGTACTGGTGGTATATTCTTCTTAAACAATAAATAAAAAAGGTAGGCTTGATAAGCCTACCCTTAATTGAATCATTTTATTTATTACAAATTTTGAATAATCAAATTTGCATCAATATTAAGGTCTGTATATAACTTTTTAGCCAACGACACAGAAATTTTTCTTTTTCCATTCATTATTTGACTAAATACAGACTCATTTACCCCCAATAATTCCGCTGCATCCTTACGTTTTAAATTTCGACTATAAAAATAGTCTTCCATACATTGAATAAGCGGATTTTTCACTCTCAAAGGCAGAATATTCAAATAATTATCTTCATATTCTGCGCTTAGTTTAGCAAGACGGGATATTTCACGAACATATTCATTATCTTCTCCCGGCTCCAGCAATCCTTTTTTTGTTGCTTCTTTAATTAATACATCCATACGAGAACGTATTTCATCATACTGTTCTCGTGTTGTGATACAGTTGATGTTTTTGTCTGCCATAATTATTTTTATTAAGTTGGTTAGTCCAATTCAACTAACTGCTCGGAGAGTCAAATCTCCGAGCAATCTATTTTATCATATTCCTCGTGAGTACCTACAAACCTTAGTTCCATTACTCCACCGATGAATAATACAACAGCCACAATCCTATATTTGTTCCCTCCTATATTAAACACATATCTACCATTCTTCACGTAGTCTGCCGAAGGAAATGTGGCTTTCACATCATTATGACTTTGCCAGACAGCTTCCGCCACCTTCTCAACCCAAGCATTCAACGGTTTAACCGCCTGCGAATGCTTCCTTACAAAGTCACTTAACAACAATTTATTAGATAATATCATCTCAAATCTTATTATATCGTTGCAAATATACAAATTAATTTGCAATATTGCAAATTAATTTTCAAAAAAGAATATGAATCAACATCGTAGATCTTATATAAGCCCCAAATAACAATAAACAATCATTGCACCAGCTAATACTTCCATCCCCATTCACAGTAACCAATTCGTTCCACCACTGTGGAACTTAAAGTCAACAATGGTTTCCCTTTCGTTCGACCTAGGTGGAACGAAAAGGAAACAGATATGGAACGAACTAAGATTTCTTAATGAATCGCTTTTCTATTACCATGTAATTCTTTAGCCATCTCAATTACATACCATATCAACACATAGATTATTTCAAACTCAAAAAAATCATATTCATTTTGTCTATTCAAAAAGAATCACCATCTTTGCAATGTCTTCCATTTGGTTCAGGCGAGTAGGCTCGCCATAATTGCTGCGGGCATTTTTTATGTCCATAGTATAAGATATAGTTCCGTCCCGTGTGGAGCGTTAATGCGCCCACTGCCTGAATCAGGTGGAAGACAACGGGGAGCGGAACTTTTTTATTCCCTCTCCTTCAATTAATCAACATATTGTTTCATTTTAAATTGTCTTCCAAAATGAAAAAGAAAAACCAAAGCGCAAACGGACGCTACATATCCGTAGAAAAGCTTCAGAAAGCACTTTCCAACATTGAAATTAATGAGAAAAAGAATGATTTATTTTGCTCATTAAAAAAGATTCACCATCTTTGTAGCGATCTCCATTTGAAACAGGCGAGTAGGCTCGCCAATTATTCGCTGCGGGCATTTTTTATGTCCATAGCCCATGATATAGTTCCGACCCCCGTGTGGAGCGTTAATGCGCCCACTGCCTGTTTCAGGTGGAGATCAACGGGAAAGCGGAACTTTTTTGTTCCCTTCCCGTATTTAATCAACATATTATTTCATTTTAAATGATCTCCAAAATGAAAAAGAAAAACCAAAGCGCAAACGGACGCTACATATCCGTAGAAAAGCTTCAGCAAGCTCTTTCCAACATTTGCCTTGAAGTAGCAGAAGGTAACGAACGTCTCCGAGTGAATAAATCGCACAGAGGTATTGTAATCCACGCCAATGGAGGCACAGTCAATATTACATTTAATGGAAAAGGAGGCGAGCTATGAAGGAATATGTAGAACGAATTATCCCTTCGCAATGCCGCATTATAGACAATAAGTCAGGTTTCATTCATATAGAGGGAGAATCCGCCATTTTTGATATGAACGGAGTTTACATAGGGACAGCAGAATCAACAATAGGTTCTATCAGAGAAAACTGCATAGATGCTGTAATTGAAACGCTAACCAATTACAAGAAAAAGATTATTGCTAATCAAGATAAAAAATTCTCTTGTAAAATTATTAAATTTGATTTCAACAATAAGATAAAAAAAGTGAGTCAACGATGAGCCTTTATCAACACAATATTCAAAATGCAGAAAAGAAAGCTGTATGGCTATCTGTACGTTATGCATTCAATCAATTCAAATTCAACAGCAATGAACAGAGAACAAGCTCTAAAACTCGTAACTAAGCTGCTCAATCCAAATACTCCCGCTGACGAAAGACAACGGGCGGCAGCACAACTTCAAGAACTAATCAAAATTCTATTGCCGGAATAATCATTAGTTTCTTCATTAAGAAGCACAGGTTATCACATACCTGTGCTTTTTTCTTGTCTCATGCAATTCCCACAACAAAATTCAGAAAATTCTGATTATCAAATGAAGCAGTTGAATAAAGGGGAAAAATTTCCCCTTTATCTGTCGCAAGACCACGCACCGCCCTGAAAAAAAGTTTCGACCTAAAGTTTTTCAATTTCCCTTATATGCTGCACCTTAAAAAATGTAAAGAAAATTTATTTTACCAAAATCGGCTCTCCTCCCTGTCCTTTATCGCCTGCCATACACCTGATACCTTTGCTTAAAAAGAAGGTCATGAACGATGTCATTACACAAAACCTACTCACATTCTTGCTTGGTGGTGGTCTCTTGTCATCCATCACTGGAGTTATTACGCTCAAATACACCAAGAAGCAAGCAGAAGCCAAAGCTCTTAGTTCCGTACAAGATGTATATCAGGAACTAATCGCTGACCTGCGAGCTGACAAGGAGGCTATGAAAAAAGAGAAAATAGAAAGCGAAACAAAATGGACTTACCGTATAGAAAAGCTGGAAAGCAACCAGCTATCCCAAGATAAAAAGATAGCAGAAAACGAAAAAGAAATAGCTGATCTTAAACGATTCAAATGTGTAAACCTAACGTGTAACAACCGTAAACAATGAAACATCATGCACACACTCTCATCTATCTTGCTTGCCTTGCTATTGCCTGGCTACTGTGTAGTTGCCGTAGTACTCTTCAAAACAATCGTAGTACTCAAGAACAAAGCAATCTTTCTATCACAGATTCCGCACTGCGAATTAGAACCGAAGATACCTACTCACGATTCAACCTCAACCAAGAACAAACGGGTAAAGACTGGAAAGTTAAAGTTAACTTCGACACAACGAAATCAGCAGACCCATCTACCGGACTACCCCCAATATCGAATATCGAGATTGAAGGGAGCAAGACAACGATCAAAACTTTGCTTCAGAAAGATGACACTACACGTATATCTGATAAACAGGAAACAACGACTGACGTCACGTTTCAGCAAAACAAACAATCCGAATCCCAAAAGAATGCCAGCGGTTCTATCGCGGACGGAATTGATGATGGATTCAAGTATGGCTTAATCATTGGTATCCCAATATTACTAATCATTCTCATACTACCTTTTTATGCAAAGTATAGACAAAAGAATCCATCAAAGTAAGATATGGAAACTCATGGAGCGTAGACAAAACGGTAAGCCTATCGAATTCTCCATTGAATTCTGTAAAAAGAGCACAGGCGAACTTGTCACCTACGATCGTGCAGTATTGACCTCATTCCATAGTAGTGGAAGCACTATTAACGTATTACCTGCCGGAGAAGCTACTCCGAGAAAAATCCGCCGATGCCTTATCACCAAATTCAACAATCTCAAAGTATATTTCTAATGAAGCAACAACAACCCTCAATCAATCTTATAATGAAAGGCTATGATACTTATGCCGTCTTAAAAGGTGGAAAGAATGTTATCAAATTCAGTGATAACAGTGATATCGCCACTGATAAGAATCCTACACCTATCGAAGTAGCTCCCAAAGGAGAAAAGAATCCAATCAAATGGATACCACGCGGACGAAATAATCATATGCCTTATGACATCATGAAAAAAATCGGTACCAACGTCACCATAGGCAGCAATATCGAATTCAAGAATAAAGTTGTATTCGGTGATAGCATACTCGTCTATCGGAAATACCGGGACCCTAAAACGAGGAAAATAGTCAAAGAGGAAGTTCTTCCGTACGAGCAGCCGGAAATTTTTGAATTCCTTGAAAACAACAACTTCAATTTTGTCCGTATGGAGCTGGCAAACGATCTGGTTATATTCTATGACGGCTACCTGGAGTATATATTCAACAATGACAATAAATCCCCCAAACTCGTACAAATCAAAGCTAAGGAGTCCACTTGTTCCAGGATCAGTGAAATTGACGAAAAGACTGGTAAAAGCGAATGGCACGGTTATTCTGCAGAATGGCATACCGGTACACCAACAGATTTGATTGCCACTCCCCTGCTCGATCGGCAGACTCCACTACTCGACCTCAAAATGAGAATGGGACTTGCTCCCAATGACAAAGGAGAGAAAATTGTAGGAAAAGAACGGAGATTTATCCATAACCTCCGCATCTCTACACCCGGACGGTTTTATTATAGTCATCCATATTGGTGGAGTGTTTTTGCATCCGGCTGGTATGACTTCTCCAGTGCAATCCCTGTTTTCAAAAAATCATTGATTAAAAATCAAATGGCACTGCGGTACATTGTGTATATTCAAGAGCCTTTTTGGGAAAAGTTATTTGCATCTGAAGGCATAGTCAAAGATGACGAGAAGAAAGCACGCAAAGAAAAGTTCCTGAAGGATATGAATGATTTTCTTGCCGGTGAAGAAAATGCCGGCAAAGGCTTTGTCTCTCACTTTCGCTACGATCGTGTAAAAGGCTTTGAAGAAAAAGACATCATTATTACTCCACTCGAATCTTTCTTCAAAGGTGGTGAGTATATTGAAGACAGCGAAGAGGTCAGCAATATGATGTGTTACGGTATGGGCGTACATCCTTCGATAATCGGATCCGCACCAGGTAAGGGAAAAAGTATCAATGGTACCGAAGCACGGGAGTTATTTATCATAGAACAGGCACTCATGAAGATGTATCAGGATACAACATTGGAACCTCTCTACTTTGCAAAAGCCATGAATAACTGGCCTAAAGATATTTATTTCTCGGTGACTAATTGTCAACTTACCACGCTGGACCAAGGTACCGGAGCGACAAAGAATACAGGTTTAACCCCAGAAACAGAATAAAATGAACGCACTAATCCCCGACATCGACACCCTCAAAAAGGTAGTAAAGATCAACTCCTCACTGCCTTACGAATCAATCGAACCATACATCGAAGATGCACTGGATATATACATCAAACCGTATATCGGTAAAGCAACGATCAGTAAAGCTCATGAAGACAAAGGATCTGACTTATACAACAAACTACTGCGTGCCCTCGGCCCATTAACCCTGATGCTCGCATCTGATGAACTGGGTGTTATGTTCGGTGATGCCGGTATCACAGTAAGTAACGTGCAGGGACAGCGTTCTCCTGCCAGTGACACTAAGATCGCAGCAGCAAAAAAGAATCTCTGTTTTCGCGGAATGCAAGCACTTGACCGGCTAATATCATACCTGGAGGAAAACAAAAAGGATTATCCTGATTATGTTATCGATAATATACCCCGTTTTTGCTTCATTCGTAATGCAGCAGAGTTCCAGGATCTCGGTATGGTAGACATTGATTATTCTATCCTATCTTATCGTATCATGTTCCCTACCATTCGTCAACTTCAAGAACACAACATTCGAGAAATGATAACGGATAAAGTCTATGACATACTCAAAGAAGCTCTTTCAGAAAATACCGAAACGCCCAAACAACAAGTACTTATTGACTATATCATCCGCTACTTAGCCAATAAAACTGCCGAATTATATACCTCACAGAAAACAACCGAACAACATGTAGCCGGCAGAACGATCGAATATACTCCCACTATTCGACCAATCTATCAGGATCCGGACGCAAACGGCAATTTTTTTGCAGACCAGGCAACTTATTATTCAGGGAAAATACACACTTATCTGGCCGAAAATGCGGAAGAACTGGGAATTGAAACAACGTCACAAGCTATTGACTTCAATTCTAAAGAAAAGAAACTATTCACCTCAATATCGTAACACTATGCATACTATACAAATTAAAGATGATACATACACACTTCCAGGAAGTTGGAACGAACTCACCCCGAAACAGCTTCTTTATCTAGTCAAACTCACAAAGTCAGATATACCGGTAGAACAAGTTAAGGTATACATGATGCTTTATTGCCTGAAAGCTCATGTATGCCGGCATAAGAAAATATTTAAAGAGTATGTACGTATCAGAATTTGGCAAGAAAGTCCAACAGTCCGCTTCTATGTCCGTCGCCATAGCTATCTTCTTCATCCGGAAAAAGTATCAATGCTTGCCAACTTGTTTGACTTCCTTATTTGTTCAGAAGAAGATAGTTCATTGCCCATGCGCAAATACTATCACCTGACACCGGATCTGACAACCAACCCATATCCAACCATCCATTGCCAACTTTGGAAATTCATCGGTCCAGAAGATCAGTTGCTTGATATTACCTTTGAACAATTCATGTATCTACAGACCTATCTTGATGCAATGCATTCAGATCCAACGAAGATTGACCACCTACTAGCCTGTTTGTGGCATCGTAATAAGGTATTCGACATTAATCAATTAGACAAAGATGCAGCCATTCTTCACCATCTTCCTGAAGACAGAAAAATACTCATGTATTGGTATATTTTAGGAAGTCTGTCATGTATGGCCAATTCCTATCCGCGTATTTTTTCAGGAGAGGGAAAGGGTAGTTACGGTCGCGTATTCGACGCACAGCTCCGCCTTCTTGATTCCCTGGCACAGTCCGACATGACTAAAAAGCCGGAAATCCGAAAAGGTCTTTTACTTGATGCCCTGTATTCGATGGACGAATCGATCAGACGTAAAGAGGAAACCGAAGAAAGTCTAAGAAACAGATAAAAGTTTGTTAGTAGCAAACAAATAAATAACAAAAAGTTTGTTAGTAGCAAACTTTTCTATATATTTGCAGTGTCAAACAAACGCGGGTGACGTCCGCATAAGTTCTTTTATATTATGGAACAATTGTTCGAGGCTATCCTAAAGATAGCAGATGCGAATCCTGATGGATTCACGGTTGACCTCACAACCTTAAAAAAGGTCACAAAAGGTATTTCAGTCGCCTATCTTGAGACTCAAGACAGTTTCGGAGAAGAAGGATTGAAGAGAGTTCTTAATCATGCTTTGATGCACGAAAAGAAAGTCGGTGGATGGCTTAACGAAGAAAACAATCAGTTTTATTTCGACTCCATCAAGATTTTCACCAACCTTGAAGAAGCCAAGCAATTCGGGCGTGAAAACAAACAGATTGCAATTTTCGACATCGGGCAAATGAGACTCATCAAATTGTGATCCGGAGGGGCAAAAGCCCCTCCATTACAAAGTATATTGCATTATTAAATACCCGATTATCAAATCGTAAATTGATGAATTATGAAGAATTTAGACTTACTACCTCTCTCTGCCGAGAGTAAAAAGCGAATCGACGAATTCGCAAAGCAGTATCAACGTTATGGACATATATCCATAGAAGTAGTCTCTTACTCCGATAGCCGATTAATCATTCGTGCGGAGCAAAAAGACTTAGTGAATGACAAGTTCCTTACTAAAAAGGAACTAACCGAACGTGTACGAGAAATGTTTAAGGGAGAAATCCCGGATGATTGGAAGCTGACTGTATCGGCTGTAAACTTTGACCGTAAAGATATTGATGGCATTACCGTTGACTGGATTAAGAAGCGCATGGAAAAGCTCGGATTAAAAAGTAAACACCTAAGCAACTATACAGGTATCGACAAATGCACTGTATCCTCTCTTCTATCCGGTGATAAAGAGCTAACTAAATGGCATAAGGTAGCCCTCTACTACTTCTTTAAATATTATGAAGTAGCTAACTTCTAAGCATAAATAGATATTGAGACAGGAAAGCGGAGTAAAAAACTCCGCTTTCTTTTGCTAAATATGAAAAAGTTTGTACCTTAGCCCTAGCCAAATAATTATATAAAAATATGAATCCCTTTTCATCGTGTAATCTGTAAAATCAGATTAAGGTCTCTATATAAACCTTTTGGCGCACGATGATAAGGGATTCGCCCGTTTGATTATGATAGATATAGACTTTAGTACTGATTTTCCGTCAGAGAACGCTCCTGAAGACACTTTTTACGGAAGTCCGAGTAGTTCTACAGATGATCCAGCTTCATTGCCGGACATCACTAGCGACACACCACTTCTAACGAATGGTATGGATATAGGTGACCTAATTAATAAATAGCAAATGCTATTAAAAAGGAAGTGACAGCCACAAAAGAGCCGAATATCAGAAATGCAAGAGAGCGTTTAGTATATTCGACTCTTTTTTTATTCATTGCATCCTGTGCAGTTATTTTCTGTTGAAGTACAACCAATTCATCACTAACGACTTGCTTCTTTTGATCAGTATCTTTCCCCTTAAAATAGGCTATATATTGTGGTATCGTAAACTTATCTGGGTCTTTTCCCGGTGAGAAAAAAGAATGCGGTTTAATGACTTTATAAATATACCCTATAGAAATAGAAGTGAAAACAACAATAGATAAACATCCGGCTGTCAAAGCTGCATCATCGTTTACATTTAAGTGCGTGAGAATATACCCTATGGAAGCTGTCAAGATAGCGAAATAGGTAGCAAACAATGTATATCCCCTCTCTGTAATAAGCGATTCCACACGAACAAGGTCATTATGTCGTGTCGTTGCCTGTTCATAGTACCATTCTATAAGAGATAAATCTATTACTTCTAATTGTTCTGTAGTGAGTCTTTCCATTGTCTATCAAATTTTGAGCTAAAATACATTATTCTATTGGCATTACAAATATATTACCACTATCTTTGTTGCTGTAATAAATAAAACTATAATCTATGAAATGCAAACTTGATAAATTAGAAATACCAGCTGATCAACCTTTCAAGAATTGTAAACTGGATCGGGAGAAGTATGCAGAAATACTTAAAACAATCATTACTACATATGAAAAAGGTTTCGTCTTGGCTATAAATGGCAGATGGGGAACAGGCAAAACCACATTTGTAGAAATGTGGAAAGCATATCTTGAATTAGATAATTTCCACACATTGTATTTTAATGCCTGGGAGAATGATTTCATATCAGATCCTCTTGTAGGATTACTTGGGGAACTAAAAAAAATAAATCCACAAGAAAAAACCAAAGCAGCACTAACATCAGCTATAAATACAGCCGGAAAAATAGTATTGAAAGCGGCTCCCGCAATGTTCAAAGGAGTAGTAAAGAAATATGCAGGTGAAGATATAGTCAACATATTTTATGATGGAATTGAAGAAGGTGCTTCAATGTTGAAAAAAGAAATAGAAAATTATGAAAGCCAAAAATATAGCCTAAAACAATTTCGGGAAGAACTCGAAAAATATGTTGATGAAATCTGTGACAAAAAACCATTGATATTTATCATAGATGAACTTGATCGATGTAACCCACATTATGCAGTAAAAACTTTGGAAAGGATAAAACATCTTTTTAATATACCTAATATTGTATTTATCTTATCCATAGATAAAGAACAATTAAGCAACTCTATACGTGGATATTATGGAAGTAATCTAATAGCTGCAGATGAATACCTGAAAAGATTTATTGATATTGAATATATCTTACCAGATCCAGATGTAGATAGTTTCTGCAAATATCTATTTGATTATTACGATTTCAAGTCTGCTTTCTTTTATACCCAAAACCAAATAACTTATCATGCATCAAACGCCACGGACGACTTATTAATGACAGCAACAGCCATTTTCAGATACAAAAAATTAACTCTTAGACAAGTTGAAAAAATATTCACTAATATTCGCCTATCCCTAAATATGTTTAGTAATAGGCATAACTTATATACCAACTTAGTATTCCTGCTAACCTATCTCCGGATTTGCGAACCTGATTGCTATGAAAAGCTTTCCCATAAAGAGTACAAAACACAAGAGCTTATAAAGCAAATTGAAACACTTTTCCCCCAACAAATGTTTGATACTAAGTTCAATAATAGAAATCGATATTTCTATTTTACAATAGCGCTTTTGTTAGACTGCTATAGAACAACTAATTTGTTGGGAAGAAATGAAGATGAACGTTTCTTAGTCAAACTAGAGGGAAAAAACAGATTATTTTTCACAGTAAATATCATCAATGAATCCCTATTAATTGAAGCTCTAGAATGGCACGAATCCAAACAAGACATAGTACCTTTAGAAACTATTACCACTAAAATTAATTTATTGGAGAATCTTACAATTTCTGATATAGAATAATTTAATATGATTTTTTAATATCAATATTAACCAGCAAAAGAAAGCAGAGTTTTTTGCTCTGCTTTCTTTTGCTGGTTCTGAAAAATAATTCTACCTTAGCCATTGCCAAAACAAACCAACTTGTCAATTCCTTATGTCGTGCACCCATGAAAACTGGGTGGCTGGGTGGTTCCAGTTGGCACACGATATAAGGAATTGATTTTTTTATACTATGGAATCATTAGAAATTCATTTCAAAAGTATAATATTAAGTGATCTATATTGCGACCCTCGTAAAAAACGTATTCAATACGATATATTGGATAAGCTACAAATTAAATTATTACCAGAACAACTTATTAGTTACCGGAAACAATTAATCATGGAGGGACTAATAACTGAAGATTGCCCGGATGAAATAGATTCACCCGTTGAAATAACTCCTAAAGGTTACAAAATTATTCACTTGCATAGAAGTTACGATGCCTATATTAATTCTATGAAACAGGATGAGGAATTAAGAAAAGAGAGCGAAAGACTGCAAGCTAAATATTTGAAACTAAAAATATACAATACGGTCATAACTATTTTTTGTACCATAATATCATTTATAGCAGGTATCCTACTATCAGGCCCAATAAAACAGCTATGGCAACAGCTATAGATTTATTAAATACCGCGACCCTATATTGATAGTAATCACGAGATAATTCAGACAACTTGCGACGTAGATTTTTAATCTCCTGTTCTTGATCCATATTTGATTTATTTTGAGCTAAAATACAATTTTCTATTGGCATTACAAATATATTACCACTATCTTTGTTGCTGTAACAAATAAAACCACACATGGAAACAAAAAAATTAACAGCTGCCGAAAGCACTCTAGCAGCTATGTCAAAAACAGTGCTAGTGTTAGGTATCATAGGTTCAATCGTAGTTTTCTTCTCGTCATGTATTGCGTGGGAATATTCCAGATACTCCGGAGGTATAGTTGGAGCAGATGGAATCAATTGGTTAGGATTCCCAGCCCTTATCTATTGTGTCATGGGTACCTTGATTGGATGGTCTGTGCTTACTATTCTCGTTGAAATCGCAATCAATACCCGGACAAACAATTCTCAATCTAATTGGAAAAAAGACTTTGCTGTAATGGTAGCTGCCGGAGAAAAAAAGAAAGCTAAAGAAATTCTTTATCGTGGAATCATGGAATCAGAAGAATTTAAGCAGGTGCTAACCGGTGGAAATGAAAATTACCACAAAGAGTGTATAGACGCTTTAAATAAGAAATACAGTGATTACCTTAAGGCTATCAATGAAGACGTATTCATAAATGTGGATGAGAACAAAATATATAAAGCATTTAAATAAAAATCTTAATATACTATGGAAACATATGATTTTATAGCTATTGATTTTGAAACGGCTAATGAACAACGAGATAGCGCATGCCAAATAGGAATTACTACTGTAAAAAACAATCAGATACATGAAGTAAAATCATGGTTAATCAATCCTGTACAATCATTCAACTATTTCAATACAATGATACACGGAATAACAGAAGAAATGGTACAAGATCAACCTACATTTAAAGACATATGGCCTGAAATTGCTCCTTATTTTGGAAATGACGAAGAAGGTAGTATCATCGTTGCTCATAATGCTACCTTTGATATAAACGTTCTTCTATGTATGCTGGAACGATACAAAATAAACATTCCTAAGGGGATATTTCTTTGTAGCCTAGCAATAGCCAGAAGAACCTGGATACAACCGTCTTATAGCCTTTCTTCTTTATGCCAAGCTTTTAATATCCAACCGGGAAAACATGATGCAGGAGAAGATTCCAGAGCCTGTGCAGAAATTACTCTGTTAGCAGCTAAAGAAAAAGGAATAGACTTAAGTAAACAAATTGAATCCGAAGAAGACTTTAACAATATAGAAAATAAATTCCAAGTTCATCTTGGAATATTTAATGAGAAAGGTTATATTCCTTGTACATGCAAACAAAAACAAAAAGCAAATCAAATAAGAGCAATCAAAGGAGATGAGACAAAAAACAATCCTGACTCCATTTTCTACCAAAAATATGTAGTATTTACTGGAACATTATCTTCAATGAAAAGAATCGAGGCCCAACAAATAATTGCTGATATAGGAGGTATAAACCAAAGTGGTGTGAATCGAGATACTAACTTTTTAATTGTTGGACAACAAGATTTCCGAGTTGTTGGAGAAGATGGCATGAGTAGCAAGCAAGAAAAGGCTATTAAAATGATAGAAAAAGGGGCTGAACTTGAAATCTTGTCAGAAGATGATTTTCTACACTCCATATAATAGAAAAAAAATCCTATTCATTTGGCACTATCAGATATTATCCTCATATTTGTAGTGCCAAATCAAATGATAGATAATCTATCCCGATGAGCAACGGTTAGATGCTCAATACGAAATTGGGCTTTTTTATGTCCATCAGTTTGCTTCCGATATTAATATTGTTTGCAAATTCATATACGAAATAGTAGAAGTTTATTTATAAACGAATACGGCTGTCTTTCTTCTCGTTGTATTACAGCTCTTCGGGGTTATACTACATTTGGTTTGGCGACTACGGGAAATTGGCAGCCGTTCGTGTACCGTCTAGGTACACGAAAACTTGCCAATAACAGCCAAACCAAATGTAGTATATGAAACAAGTAACCCAGGGCACGAACTACGTGCCCTCATTCCGCACAGGAACAGACGTAAACACGCTCCAACAGCGTTACTTCCGTGAATTGAAAAAAGAATGCGCTATCAACTCTGCATCGGACGCCTATTACGTCTCTGCAATAGCCTGCTTCTGCCTGACCTTTATCTTTCCCCCTGCTGTAATTGGCGCAGTTCTCTGTGTCTACCGAGCAAAGAAGTGTCAGAAAGGAGGTGAAAAATGATGTTCTTTATCCATCATGTACAGACCTATCAGAAAGTCAATCGTAAGGGTCAGGAAATGTGTGAATTTGCCCAAGCATACGACCGTATTCTAGTACAAGATGAATGTGCTATGGATTCCCTAAAATGCGAATTCGAAGAAGTTGTCAAGGAACTGAATGAGAAATATCCTAATCAAAAAAAACTCAAATTCAATGGGCATAATGGAGACTCCTCCGGTGGACAATGGAGTATAAAACTAGGAGACGATGATAGCAATCCTGTATGTTATATCTCATACAGTAAAGTACGCGGTCATTATTCTTTTGGAGAAGGATCTCACCTACTGGAGCAGAAAGGAGATCAGCCATGACACCAACAGAAATCAATGGCATCATCCTCACCGATGATTGTATCTCATCAATCAAAACTATCCAAGAAGGAGAACACTCTTGGATGGAAGCAACACTGGAAAAAGCAATTGACCTGGCTCTTGATATCGACTCTCCAGATATTGATTCTGTTAATCGACTAACACTTATTTCTGAAATCAGAATAATAAAAAAGCATATTCAATCAATAAGCAGTATTCAACACCCTAAAAAATAACATTATGAATAGACATGAAGCCTTACAGTTAGTAAACAAGTTACTGGATCCGGAAACACCAATGAACGAAAAGCAGCGTGCAGCCGCACAACTTTCTGAATTAATTCGTATATTGCTTCCAGAATCAGACGAAGAACAAAAATGATCTTAACGATAATAACTATATCCGGAATAGTACTTCTGTGCCTGGCATTCTTTAAAGCCTCGCGCTCAATCCTTGCAAAAGTATTTTGGCTTCTGCTCATGCTTACTTTGTTAGCACTATTCCTGTTCTTATAACCTATCGTTTTGTCCTTTATAGCCCGCCCGCAGCGGGCTATTTTTGTCTCCATAACCTAAACATTATACAGTTATGGAGTATGACCATTTCGCTTATGGTGAAGCCTTAGCTTCGGCACTCAAAGCCATTTCACACACATCTCAAAAGAAAAGGTTCTTCACAGCATTCGGACTGGAGGACCTGATCAGCCTCGATGACAGTTTATCCTCCATCAATGGAACCATCCTTATCGCCGTTGATGGTTGCGAGTCCGAATCCGAAGACAACGAAGCTGATTCACTCAATGACAAACAAGTCTACTCATTCATCGTGGCCAGAAACACAATTTCCGGAAATCCGGAAACGATTAATCAGGCAGCCAAACAATGCAAGAGTATATGTAAACAGATCCGGAATAAATTGCTGAAAGACATTAAATATGTAGACCGCAATACTCAAATTAACGGTATCGGCCCGATCGGTGATAACTTCTATGGCACCGTGCTTACCTTCTTTGTTAATGTTCCGGAAGAATTCATCGTCGATCCAAACTACTTTTTGTAATGGGATTCTATAAACGAATGTCAGACAAGCAGTCGGAAATAAAACGCTATAATGCAGCCCGACGAAAAGCGGATAAGTTATCTTCTACTCCGACTTCCCGGCTAATCCGAATGGAAACCATCTCGGAGATAGAACGCTATAACATCGCCCAGGATGCCGACCGACTCACCGCATTCAATAAAGAGGTAGAACAATGGCAGGATGCTGTCAGTAAACAACTCAAAGCCACCATTTCATCCCGTAGTTTACGTATTGCTCGTGAACTACAACCTAAAGCCTATACTGACAAATACGGATTAATCAACCGACTTGGTTTCTCTTTTCCTCGTCATGGTGTCTATATCCACAAAGGCGCCGGACGCGGGCAAGGTGGTCTTATCGGAAGTAAATGGAGCTATCTGAAGAGAATCAACGGAATGGAAATCAATACGAGTATCATCCGACATACTAATCCCGCATCACTTGGCAAACAGAATGAAGGTAACCGGCAGGCTTACCATTGGTTCGATCCGGTCATCAAAAACCGTCTTCCGGAACTTGCCGATATCTGTATGCGCTATTTTGACACTATGCTTATCGACGCAACCAAAATATACATTGAAAAGTAAAGCCATATGAACGACCTAAACCGAAGTATTAAAATATTTATTGATGGAACTGAAGCATCAGCCGGCGTCAAGAAGATAGAAGATGCCATCTCCCAGCTAGAGAATAAAATATCTTCTCTTGATAAATCAGAATCAGGATATGCCAGAAAATCCAAAACTCTGCAAAAAGAACTGGAGAATAAGTATAAAACTCTCAATACTTATAAGCAAAAAGTAGCCGAGACCGACCGAATCCTGAAAAACCTCTCCGGAGCAACCTATGACGAACTATTATCTGTCAGCCAAAAAGTCCGTAAAGAACTCCGTGCAGCCATACCCGGTACTGAACAATACAATGCAGCCCTGGAGCAAAATAGGCGCGTCGCTGAAGCAGTAGCCAGGGCACAAAAAAATATGCGTGTAGAAGTTGGTTGTCAAGCTAGTCCAATAGGGAAAGCCGTGGAACTGTTTAATAAATATGCTGCAGTTGTCACCACCGTCATAGCAGCTGTGACAGGCTTAACACTAAAGCTGAACCAACTTCGTGAAAAACGCAATGAACGTGAAGATGCCAAAGCCGATGTCGAAGCATTAACAGGACTTTCCAAAGACGACATTAATTGGCTGGAACAAGAAGCAATCCGGCTTTCCACTACAATTAGTGATTCCGGTATCCGGATCCGACAATCAGCAACCGAAATTCTTGATGCTTATAAATTGGTCGGTTCTGCTAAACCGGAGTTACTATCTAACAAAGAAGCACTGGCCGCAGTAACCGAACAAACACTCATCTTAGCATCTGCTTCAGGAATGACATTGAAAGATGCTGTTGATGCTGTAACTCTTTCACTCAATCAATACGGAGATGGTGCTGATCAGGCAGCCCGTTATGCGAATGTCATGGCAGCCGGTTCTAAATACGGAGCTGCTGCTGTTGAATCAGTAACTACCGCAGTAAAAAAATCTGGAGTGGCAGCCAATGACGCAGGTATTCCTATTGAACAATTAGTTGGTACTATCGAAACCTTAGCCGAAAAAGGCATAAAAGACGAAGTTGCAGGTACCGGACTAAAAACCTTTTTCAATCGCTTACAGAAAGGAGCAGATGACACTAATCCTAAAATAGTCGGTCTTGAAACAGCTTTGGAAAATCTCCAAAAGAAACAACTTAGTGTTAACGATCGAATCAAAATGTTTGGAGAGGAAGCTTTTAGCGTTGCTACCGTTTTAACTAACGAAGCAGAAAAAGTGAAATACTACACCGAAGCAGTCACTGGAACTAATGTCGCTCTAGAGCAAGCAGCCACCAAATCAGATACGGCAGCCGCCAAACTCGCTCAAGCCAAAAACAAAATGAATGAGATGGGAATGGAGCTGATGGAAAAACTTAATCCTTCAATCATCAGCGTAATAAACGGTACAGTAAACTGGACCAGAAAAATTATAGACCTGATTGGGTTCATGGTCAAACATTCGGGTATCATTATCACTCTAACTACAACAATAGGAGCGTACCTGTTAACCATAAAAGCGATAACCATATGGGAAACAAAATTGAAAGATGCTAAAATTGCAAGCATTTTAGCTGATAAATTGTGGGAAACACGTTTATTAGCGTCAATCGCAATAGAAAAAGCAGGCATAGCAGTAAAAGCACTCCTAACTGGTAACACCGTAGCCTTGAATACTGCGATGAAATCATTATGGAAAACAATCGGATTAAATCCTCTAGCTGGTACTATAGCTTTATTAGCTGGTTTGGCAGTTGGGATATACCATGTCGTTACAGCCCGTAAAACCCTCTCCACTGCACAAGAAGCCGCTAATAAGATTAGTCTAGAGGCATCTAAAAACACATCCGAAGAAACAAATCATCTTAAATCTTTAAAGGAAATTCTTTTTGATTCAAAAAAAAGCTATGGTGAAAGACAATGGGCATTAGAAGAAATTCAAAAAATAGTACCCGATTACCATGCCTCATTAACTAAAGAAGGAGAGTTAATCAATAACAATACCGGTGCTCTGGATGGATATGTAGAAAAATTACTTATCACAGCTAAACAACAAGCTGCAAACGCTAAATTACAAGAAGCTCTAAACGAACGTACAGAATGGTTCAGTAAGCAAAGTAGTTCAGAAGCCATGAAATTTAAGAGTATTGAATGGGATATTAATGATCCCATAAATTCAAACAAATCTTTGGAGGAAATAGCAGCCTCTAATGGAGTTTCTCCCACAGCATATCGTGCTTGGGCTTCCAAGAAAAGCCAGTTGGATGAGAATGTCAAACTGTATGAGGATATGATGCGAGGATATACAGAGGAAATTGCCAAAGTGAATTCTAAATATCAAAACAGTAACAATGATAATGATGGTAATGGTGATGGCAATGGTGATAGTGATGAAGAAAAAATAAAAAAGAGGCTTGAGAAAGAAAAAAAACTATATAACCAAAAACAAGCCTTCCTGAAAGAAATGTATCTGGAAGGGGGGGATGACACTCTCCAAACAGAAAAGCAGTTGAGCGAAGAAATGGAATGTCTCCAAATGGAATACTTGGAGCGTTCTTTGAAAATTGTCGGTGAGAAGTCAAAAGAAGGCATTAATATCCAAAATCAAATCAATGACCTGAAAATTAAACAACAAAAAGAACACAATCAGGAGCTTATTAATGAATTAATTAATCAAGAGACAACTCAATATGAAAAGCAACAACAGGATTTAAAAGAACTGTATGCCTCCGGCAAAGATGAGAATCTAAGCTCCGAAACAGCCTATAATGATGCTATGGAACAACTTACCATCATGCATCTTGAACGAATGCTTTCCATTGCCGGTTTAAACGCCGAACAACGAAAACAAGTTGAGAAACAACTTCTTGATTTCAAAATAAAATGCATGAAGGAAGAACAGGCCGCCCATGCCAAAGCAAAAGATGCTGAACAAAAAAAGACGGCAGCACAAACCCAAAAAGAACGACAACAATATAAGGAACGACTACGCACATTTCAACAATATGGTTCTGAACTTGGCTCTGCGTTAGGCAACATCATCGCAGGACAAGAAAATGCAATGCAAGGTTTCGCAGATGTCATGATCGATATTATATTCGATGTTCTTGCCCAAATGATAAATGCAAAAATAATTGAACTAACAGCAGTAGGAACTGAAAATGTTGCAAAAGCAACAGCCAATGAAATAGGAAGTAAAGGTTTCTTAGGCATTGGAACAGGAGCCATCCTTGGGGGAATCATAATGGCTGCAATTGCAACTGCAAAAAGTGCTCTGAAAGGAATGGTTAGCGGCAAACACTCGTCCGGATCTTCCGACTCCGACACGTCTTCGACCGACGCTCCCAAACGAGCAACCGTCAGCGTATCCCAATGGGCATCCGGCCGGTATGATGTCATCGGGAAAGATGACGGCAAGAACTATCAGGACATACCTTATATTGGGGCTGCACAAACCGGAATCGTCCGACACACTTCTCTAGTTTCAGAGAATGGTGCAGAATTAATCATTAACGCCGAGGACTTATCCCGGTTACAAAAACATATAAATTATCCTTTGGTACTAAATGCGATTGAAGATGCCCGTAAAGGTCATGTGCCCCAACGAGCTTCGGGTAATTACGCAGCAATAGATACTCCTGTCCGAAATAACCAGGAAATCCATGAAACTGATACATCAGCAACCGAACTAGATAAACTCATAAAAGAAATCGGAATGCTGATTAATACCCTCAAAAATCTAAAAGCATACGTATCCCTACGAGATATACGAAATGCTGAAGAACTAGATGAAAAATCCAAGAAACCATTTACCCGATCAACCAAATAAGAATTATTATGGCACTAAGAATATCAAATACATCCGGTACTTTTGATCTGCCGAAAGACTTCAGTACAGAAATAGAAGACAGCTCTCCTATCTACAACGAACGGGGATCACAATCTATTGCCGCTACCATACCTGGTACCAGAAATAATCTACGTCTCAACAATTACATTAACAGAACTGATATTGACAGCGCCCCTATTGCTGATGAACGCGTGACCATCAGTGACGGAGTTTACCATCGAGTGGGTAAAATGAATACGACAAAAGCTTCAGAGAATGACGGAATAACTTTTAATGTAGGCTTTGGAGAATCTGAATTATATAGTATATGGGAAGATGTTTCTTTGCAGTCCATCAACCTTCCTGTTCTTCGCCTTGGAGGAGTATCAGAATTAATACCTTATATTATAGAGAATAGTCAAAAGAATGATTCTCCTTTCTGTCTGTTTCCTGTGGCTGTATCTTGCAATCGTAAGAAAGATAATGATACAGTTACGGATTATGCAGAATATATAAATAATTATCGTGATGGATATTGGTGGAAAGCACGGACGGAAACTTTTTTCATCAATGGAGAACCCGTGGAAGTATCGCTTCCTGAAGGATATGGAATAGTTCCATTTATAAAAGTCAGCTATATATTAGAAGCTATATTCTCAACCTACGGATATACTGTCACGGAGAACCCATTTACTAACCACCACCAGCTCGGTCAATTGGTTGTTCTTAATAATGCAGCCGATTGCTGTGTAAAAGGAGAACTAAAATATGCTGATCTCATGCCTGACTGCACAATCAATGAATTCATGCAAGCCTTATGGTGCCGTTTTGGATTACTTTACTTTGTAGATGGAAATACCCGTAAGGTCAGACTTAAATTCATTCGTGATATCCTTAATTCCAAAACTACTTCTGATTGGACGCTACAAAAAGCGTCCAAACCAACTATCAATTTTGAAGCCCCACAGCAATTAAAATTATCAGCTGCAACAAACGTACGGGGGGAAGATCCAAAATGGACGGCAGCTCCTGCCGCTGATTCACTGGATAAATTCTTAAAGCCATATCACTATATTGTCACGACTAAAGCAAATGGATACCTAACCTATTCTACAGAGAGCGGATTATATTATAAAACAGATAACATAACCGGACGTTCAGAATTAGTGTCAACGGATTTCTTCCCCTGGGATCGTGGAGCTGATATGGCATATAAAGAGATTACCTCTATTGATGAATTTTTGCCTTCCGCAACGGAACGTTTTAAAGGAGACGTATATAAATATATACGAGTTCCTTACTATCTCTTCGGTAAAGTACATCGATACACCACAATTTCTAGTTCCGATGTTGAATTATCAGAAAACTTAAACTACCAAACCCCTTTGGCATTTTGCTTTTCTTTCTTCGATACAAGAGATCGAGTTACTTATGGTTCACAAATTTGTCTGGATATTTTCGGAGAACCGGTATTAAACAAACAAAATGGAAAAGCCTGCGAAATTTCTCTTTTATTTGTTGGCAAATATGGACTGTTCAATCATTTCTGGAAGGAATATGACGCTATTCTTCGCCACGCCAATCATCTCATAGAAACGGATATGCATCTATCGGCTCAACAATGTATGAATCCAGATTTCTCCTCTCCTATTTTACTTGATGGTCAACGAATGTTGCCTGATACCATACGTTATACGTTACCCAAAAGTTCTTCATTCCCGGCAACAGTCAAATTGCGTACAACCAAATTACTCAAACCATATAATCTGGAAGAAGAACAAACCATCCCCATCGTCGATCAAAAATATAAGTGGGCGTTATTTGATAACAAGAATTCAGTCGTAGAAGCTGCCGTAAAACTACAAAAAGATGCCTGGAGAGACGAAGCGAATAGAGATGGGAATAGCTTATATGACCTACAATATAAGAATGTTTCTACTGATACAGTGGATATTAAAGTCCCTCTTTCAGTACCTACTGAAGAAGATTACAATAATAAAAAGGAGTATTTTATAAGGAAAGTCAATTATAGTTTCGATCTATATTACCGGATTAGGTATTACCTCGGTACAACGCCCGATGGACACCTCCATTATGAGATTAGTAATTCGAGAGGAGGAGTACATTATGACCTGCAATATGACCAATCAGTGCGTGCAGAGTTATTATAAAATGTCCTTTATATCCCGCAATATAACATACAATTTTGCAATATGAATACATCAGAAACAGTAATATCAACTATTCAATCAAATGATATTGAAAAGATGCTCATCACTTATCAGAAATATATGAAAAATGCATCTATTACGTTTGATGACCTCTTTCTTTTTCTCTCTCACCCCACCGCTGATAGAGAAGAATTCCTGCATGACTATTGTACCTGTAATTATCTGGTACAAGAACAAATTATCTCACCTAATTATCTAGTAAAATGAGTCTGACTGCAAACATATCGCCCGCCAATATGGCATTGACCGGCAATCCAATCAAGTTGTCGATCAACAGCAGTTCTCTGGCAACTTATACCATTTTAGTAGGAGAACAAACAATATTCACCGGCAGCGGAGAAGGCAACTTCTTTGTTTTTATTCAGGATATACTTGCTGATATAGTACAACCGGCCCAATTATATAATGAATCGGAAGAAGTTCTGCTACAGGCAGAAGGTTGTTCTCGTAATGTTACTATCAATGTTTCCAATAGTGAAAAAAATAATCTAACGATCTCACTGAAAGTATTTATTGGCGGAGTAAGCAAAAGAATGTTACGTCATCTCAATGATGAAAATAAAAATGTGTTTATCTGGAAATTGATGAATCCGGACGGTAATTTCTTCCAAACAACCCGTACTTCCGAAAGACTTATTAGAATCCGGGAAACGGAACTACTTCCGCTCTCCTTCATCTATCCTGATGGTGGTATACTAAGAGTAATTGCAAACGGAATGGAGACCGCCCTAATCGGAGTAGCCGGACAACCGGTTGCACTCAACTTATATCGTCTTCGGAAGCAACTTTTCGATACTCACCATATTCTTGCCTCCATATTTGATATCTATGTAGGAGAAACTAAATCCTGCACGATCGTAATTACTCCCGGAACAATAAGTAGAGAAAGGTATCTCTTACAATTTCTTAATTCATACGGTTCTTATGAGCTGATCGAAATTACCGGCATTGGAAGTATTAAGCGTGAAGCAGAAAAAGAAAATGCATTCAATAAGTATGATGAAGTCATAGATGATTATGTTGAATCCTGGGAAAGGTTATCCGGACGCGAATCTATGACTGTAGAATCCGGATATCGTACAAATGACGAACTAATACATTTGATTGATCTGTTATCTTCTGACGACATAAAACTCCTTGGACTGGACGGACGAAATATCAGAGTAAATGTCACAGCGGAAAATCTTACCAGAGCATCCCGTGCAACCGTTCCGGAGAGTATAAAGTTATCTCTACGTTTTGCGGATTCAGAGCAACGTTATACAGGTTCATTTAATGATGATGATTTAGGGTCGCCACGAATACATACCGAACAATTCACTAAACAATTCAATTGATATGTCAACACAACAGGATCTCATAGATCAACTGATAGACTACATTGACAAGGCTATTTTGAAGAACAGTGTCTCCAACCGACATGTCGCAACAGTACTATCTTTCCTAAATGAAAAACTGAAAGATTTTGCTGAAGGAGATACTTTTTTGCGTCGTAAGCAACCAGACAGCACCCTCTTCTTATTGCAGTTACTAGGAGGACTTGAAGTTGAGAAAGGAGTAAAAGCTGATAATATAGAGGTGCTAAATGAACTTCTTGCCAATACCGCCTCTTTCACTGGAAACATTTCTACTTCAGGAGATATTTCTTCTTCAGACTATGCCTGCAAAATGTTGGGATGGTTAATATCGGCTATCGGAGATGCAGAGTTTAACTCTGTACACATACGCGGATTCTTGGAATCAGATGAATTTAGATATAATCGTATCTCGGTAGTTAGTGGAGAAACTTGGAATGCACCTGGCGGGGGCATCATAGAGGAAGTGGATCCACTGGAGAGAATTATCTATTTGAAATTAGAGCCCGGAGAACTTGCAGAAATAGAGATTGATGACATCTGCAAAGGAAAATTCAATGATTCGGTCACTGGTTTTCATACCTCTTATTTCCGAATTTCTGAAAAAATTGATGAAAAGACTTTTAAATACATACTTCGTAGCGGAACTATACTTCCACCACAAAAGACCATGCACTTCGTTTCGTATGGTAACTTCACAAACAAAGAGCGACAAAGATCGAGCTACTCGACACAAAGCTATGTCCGCTATCTGACAGGTGTTAATAATTGGGAGATTACTAAGGAAATGATCGCTATGCAGTTGGGCGACCTGTCTAACTTAAAACTGTTTGATATTGATATGACCGGACATAGTGCGTATCTCCGTAATGTATATATGACCGGAGTTATCAAACAGATTTCCGATGATGGAGTAACAGAAAGCCGCGTCCCCTGTTTTAAGGGAGAGTGGAAAGCGGGGGTTTATTATTACTATGACGAAGTAACTCACAACGGATCATCATGGTTATGTATTTCAGATAAGCCTACAACGCAAGAACCGGAGGAAGGTGCTACAGACTGGCTTGAAAAGTCGGCGGCGGGTAAAGATGCGGTAGTAGTTAATATAATGAGTAGCAATGGGAATATTTTTCAGAACGGCTCTGTGTCTACTACATTAACCGCTTATGTGATAAAGGGAGATACTGATATTACAGATAGTGTTCCGGATTCCCGGTTCTCGTGGGAGAAAGAAAGTAATAACGATGATACCGATAAGATATTTAATGAGGCGCATGTCGGGCACGGGCATGTGTTGACACTTACCCCGGATGATGTTTGGGGACGTGCTACATTTAATTGTATTGTGAATTTGTAAAACTTCTAAATTATGAAAATAAAAGATTGTATAGCTTTTGCAAAGTGTGTGCGTAATCCTGACTCGCCTTTGACTGTAGATGCTCAAACAGTTCATGGAGAGAGTTCCACTTGCGCATATCACCAAAATGAAGAATTATCTTCCAAAGATGTTTGTTCTCCAAAAACAAAGATGACATTGTCGCAGATAGATTTGAGTAAATTTCCCGATGGTAGTCGGGTTCTGCAAGTTGGTCCGCCACTGATAATAGATATTCCCGACAGTTATATTGAGGCTGTCCGAAATTCGCCATTAGGCAGTGACAAGCAACCTCCTTGTAACTGTTTAGAAGATAGTCGGGAGACATACTACAAAATTCAATCAAGTTTTTTAATTGGTAAATCGAAGCTAGATGGCACATAGTTTCCTCAAACCAGATTAAACCTGATATTTCTCCTGTAGACGCTCCGTTGATTAGGCTATGACAATATTCATGTGAGAATTGATATGCCCATCTCCACCATTCATCGCCTTGCGTACTTAAAAATATCAAGTGTCCGTTAGGAATTTTATTGCATTGAGGGTCTCCTGGACGATATTCTATCATACATAGAGTTGACATATCTACTGATTTCTCCAATGACAATGCAAAGTCATTCTGGATGTTAACTAATAGTTCATGAACGATTTCTCTATTGTATATACCGAAAGCATCATCGATGGGCATGAATATATTTGATGCAATATTAGAAAATGCTGACATAATAATTGAAATTTTAAATGTGACGAAACAAATGTAGTAATAATAATAGAACGCTCTACATCTTGAATAATAAAGTTTTAAATGTGACAATTTTCAACTACCCTTTATAGACGTTTCTTATTTAGATAATAGTATTAACAACTTAATTAACTAGAATTATGCCAATTGTAAGAGGACAAATTACCATCGTCGACTTGAACGATGCGAAGTCAATGAACATGTATCTAGGCTCTAATCAGCCTTTGACGCAAATCTTTAACAAGGAAAACAGCACCTATGTACCGAACTATACGGCTTCTCCTTTCCTTGTCATTACCCCTGAAATGTATGTATCCGGAACGACAACAAACGTAATCAGTCGTTTAAAAGCTGCTCCTACCTATACAGTGAATGGAGGTGCAATCACTGCATTCGGTGGTACTGTTGCCGCTACTGCGCCGTATGCGTTGACGCTTAAGAACAATATGACATCTGTATCGCAGATGAAGGTTGAATGTTCCGGTATCTATGTTGATCCAGACACAGGTTTGGAAACTCCTGTAAAATCTGTCATCAACTATACCAAAACAGAAAATGCCGGTCAACTTATCATTGCTATAGCGTATGCCCCTAAAGGAAATGTTTTTAAGAATGGTCAATCCGAATCATTGACAGCCCATTGTGATATGTGGCGTGGTAGTAGTATTGACGCCGATAAGGTTGCTTATCAGTGGCACAAATTGAAATCGGACGGCACATGGGAATCTTTGGCGGCTTCAAATTCTTATGGCATCACGGGGACAACGACAAATGAAATATCTATTCCTGCCAGTGCCGTACTTAATTTCGAATCTTTCAAATGTGCAATCAAGGATACCGATACAGCATCCGGAACCTACAACACAACAGTGAGCGATATTATTTCGTTCTCCGATCTTTCCGATCCGTATATAGTGGAAGTATCTTCCACAACGGGGGATAAGTTAGTAAATGGCCAAGGAAGTACGACTATCAATGCCAAGGTATGGCAAAATGGGGAAGCATTCACCGATAGTGCTGCTGATACCAAATTTGTATTTTCTTGGAAGAAGTACAATAAGGATGGTACACAAGATACGGCTTGGGGAACTTCCGGTGTAAAGACTGGAAAGACCATTACCGTCACTGCTGCCGAAGTCGATGTAAAAGCGACGTTTGTTGTTGAATTATCACTAAAATAATAGTATGATAGTAGCAAGAGGACAAATAACGATTAGCGTAACGAAGGACGGGCAATATCCCGCGCAGGAATTCGCAAAGTCTAAATCTGGCAGTTGCGCCTACAAGTGGGTGGAGTAAAACTCCGCCCGCCTGTGGTACAAACGAATATTTGTGGATGCGCACGGGTATTGTTATCCCTCCGGCTACGTCTCCCGTTTCGTGGACTACAGTTCGCATTGGTGCAATAGATGGGGCAACTGGGGCTAAAGGTGACAAAGGCGAAACGGGGCCGACCGGTTCGCAAGGTATTCCCGGTACATCGCAGTATTTTCATGTGAAGTACTCCGCTAATGCGAACGGCAATCCTATGAGTGATACCCCTAATACTTACATTGGTACAGCAGTTACAACGAGTGCGGCCGCTCCGACTGCTAACACGTCGTATAAATGGGTACAGTTGAAAGGTTCGCAGGGCATCAAGGGAGATCAAGGTATCGCGGGACCAACCGGAGCGGATGGTAGAACAAGTTATCTGCACATCAAGTATAGTGACAACGGTACGACCTTTACGGCAAATGGCGGCGAGACTCCTGGTGCTTATATCGGCCAATACACCGACTTCACGGCGGCAGACAGCAATACGTTTTCCGCTTATACTTGGACGAAAGTGAAAGGTGACAAAGGAGATAAAGGCGACAAGGGAGATACGGGTGCAACTGGGGCTAAAGGTGACAAAGGCGAAACGGGGCCGACCGGATCGCAAGGTATTCCCGGCACATCACAGTATTTTCATGTGAAGTACTCCGCTAATGCGAACGGCAATCCTATGAGTGATACCCCTAATACTTACATTGGTACAGCAGTTACAACAAGTGCGGCCGCTCCGACTGCTAACACATCGTATAAATGGGTACAGTTGAAAGGTTCGCAGGGTATCAAGGGAGATCAAGGCATCGCGGGACCAACCGGAGCGGATGGTAGAACAAGTTATCTGCATATCAAGTATAGTGACAACGGTACGACCTTTACGGCAAATGGCGGCGAGACTCCTGGTGCTTATATCGGCCAATACACCGACTTCACGGCGGCAGACAGCAATACGTTTTCCGCTTATACTTGGACGAAAGTGAAAGGTGACAAAGGAGATAAAGGCGACAAGGGAGATACGGGTGCAACTGGGGCTAAAGGTGACAAAGGCGAAACGGGGCCGACCGGATCGCAAGGTATTCCCGGCACATCACAGTATTTTCATGTGAAGTACTCCGCTAATGCGAACGGCAATCCTATGAGTGATACCCCTAATACTTACATTGGTACAGCAGTTACAACGAGTGCGGCCGCTCCGACTGCTAACACGTCGTATAAATGGGTACAGTTGAAAGGTTCGCAGGGCATCAAGGGAGATCAAGGTATCGCGGGACCGACCGGAGCGGATGGTAGAACAAGTTATCTGCACATCAAGTATAGTGACAATGGTACGACCTTTACGGCAAATGGCGGTGAGACGCCGGGTGCTTACATTGGCCAATACACCGACTTCACGGCGGCAGACAGCAATACGTTTTCCGCTTATACCTGGACGAAAGTCAAGGGCGACAAAGGAGATAAAGGCGACAAGGGTGATACGGGTGCAACCGGGCTTCCCGGTGCTCTAATCCGTCCACGCGGTGAGTGGAAAGCAAATACTAACTACGTCAATAATACGCAGTATCGGGATACGGTTATCTATAACGGAAATACTTATTCATGCCGGACGGATCATACTTCTGGGAGTTCTTTCGATGTAACGAAATGGACTTTGTTTAACGAATTTATAAATGTCGCTACGCATTTATTAGTAGCTCAAAATGCAACGATCGATATACTCGGTACGTCTGGTCTATTTATCGGTAATCAAGCCAAAACGCAAGGTTGGTTAATGACAGGCGGTTCGATTAAGCACAATGTAACCGGGCTTGAACTAACAGCAGACGGGAAATTATCACTCCCTAAAACAGGTGCGATATTAGTTGGGGGGAAGACGTTTATCAGTGATGGAAAGATCGTCGCTGATTTTATCGATGTAAACAAACTCGTTGTAAAACGAATAGAAGCTGTTGATGGCACTATTGGAGGCTTTAAGATTTCTGCTAATAGTATAGGGACAGGTTCTACCAGTATACCAACTATAGATAAAAAGGAGATGTTCCTTTACGATGATATGATTGGTTTTAATAGTAAAAATAGGCAAGTTATTGTAGGTCCGTTTAGTACAATGGGAGTCGATTATTTAGGAAGATTCTACGATCACCGTTCAAGACCTTATGATATAAATAGGGGTGTATCTATTAGTGTAACCGGAGGACGAGATAACATAGCACTTGCTATTGATGGTGGCATTGTAGTTGATGGTCAAAGAGGTATTGATGAGTTTTTCAGCTGTGCTGCCGTTTGGAATAATGGAAGGCAGCAGACTCGCGTGTTGCAGTTTAAAAATGGCATTTTATTTAATGCATATTGGGGATAATAATCAAATCACATAATTATGAAAATAGACTTTAGAGAAATTCAAGTAAAAGACATCGAAGGGAATAACAGTACTGTCGATATTGCAAAAATGTTAGGCAATGCGATCTATCAGAGAACTGCCGACTTGGGTGAGTTGGAATTAGCTCAAAACATCTACAAGAACGGTGAAGTAGAAGTATCTCCCGAACAGGCGGAAAGTATTAAAAAATATGTGAGTACGGGGTTCGTCGCTTTTGTTCAGGTAGCGGTTAATGAGGCTTTATCGGTAGAATAAGAGCTACCCAAAGCGATATGAAATACATAAAATAAAAATATGGACGAATGGTTAAAAATCATAGGAGCGTTAGGAGGATTAGAGGCGATCCGCTTTACAGTCACGTTTCTAGCGAATCGCAAAACGAACGCCAGAAAAGAAAAGGCTACGGCGGATTCTATGGAACTTCAAAATTTACTTTCTATCATTGACAATCTAAACAAGCAGATTGAACGGTACGACGAGCGACTAAAACAACGAGACGAGAAAGTAGATACGATTTATCGAGAATGGAGAACCGCACAGGCAGAGGCGCAAAATTGGATGCGTAAATACTACGAGCTTGAATTAGCTTTGAAGGATGCAGAACATAACCGATGTGACAGACCAGACAGCGAGTGCAGCCGGAGAACTCCACCGCGTAGACCAATTACAATTAATAATCAAAATAAAGAAGAAAGCAATGAATAAAATAGACTCGATTATCATCCATTGTTCGGCTACGCGCGCCGGGCAGGATTTGACCGCAAAAGACATTGATCGTATACACCGGGCACGCGGATTTAACCAGATCGGATATAACTATGTTATCCGGATTGATGGGACGGTAGAAAAAGGGAGATCTTTAGCGGTTGACGGAGCGCATTGTAATACGAAGGGTTTTAGCGAATCTTCGTATAATAAACATAGTGTTGGTATTTGCTACATAGGTGGTTTGGATGCAAACGGAAAGCCTGCAGACACAAGAACGATCGCCCAAAGAGCGGCTTTGCGCGAGTTGGTTGCTAAACTCTGCAAAGAATATGAGATAATCGAGGTTCTCGGACATCGTGATACTTCGCCCGATCTGGACGGAAGCGGAGAGGTAGAGCCGAAAGAATATATAAAGGCGTGCCCCTGTTTTGATGTACGCTCCGAGTTCCCTAATTTCTTACGTAATACAGTAGTTCGACCATGAAACGGCTAGTTTATATTATCATATTGCTGATGTTAGCAATATGTTTCGTATCATGCCGGACTCAATATATCCCGGTTGAATCCGTTCGCACTGAATACAAGACACGTGATAGTATCCGTTATGATAGCATCTATCAACGAGATAGTATTTATACGCTCGTAAAGGGTGATACAGTTTATCAGTATAGATATAAGTATCTGTATCGCTACTTAACAACGAATCGTACCGATACGATTCTTAAAAACGATTCTATTCGTGTGCCTTATCCGGTTGAAAAGAAGTTAAACCGATGGCAATCTATTAAAATGGAGTTGGGCGGGTGGGCGTTTGGAATTATAATTTTGTTTATTCTGATAATAATTGGTCGAATAATATTCAAATCAAAAAATAATTAGTATATTTGTGTACGGGTGGGGATATCTGTTGTACCATCTCTCTACGGAAGTTGCTAGATTTTGAGTTGAGAGATAATGCGTTATTTATTCCATTAAGAATGAGCCTCGACTAAGTATAGTCGGGGCTTTCGCTTTCTACATAAACAAAAAGAGTCCCGCAACGGCTCAAATTGCGGGACTGGTGTCAAATAAGAATCTTAACCGAGTTTAAGCGATGTTTGATGAATCATTTCGCTTACATCCTTCAAGGCATTTAAAAATGTTTGAAGTTCATTATCAGTAAAGCGAGCCTTTTTCCCGTTTACGATGTTACCGTTAATTCTTTGATATAGCCAATTTCTTGACTTACCGAAATACTTCTTTGCGATATAGCTAAACGAAATAGCCTCCGGCAATTCTCCGAGCTTATCTCTTAATATAGCTTCTTCCGCTCTTTCAATGAAATCATTACAAGCGTCTACGGTTGCTTTTAGTCCGGATTCAGACGCTTTTTTATAGGCTTCTCGCTGATCTTCTGGCAGTGCATTATATTTTGCTTGCATTTCTTTTTTGAAAGCATCCCTTTCTTCTTGTGTAGATAAGGTTTTAAATCTTTCAAAATCCGCTTTCATTTCGGGCGTTGGCAAACAAGCGTTTATATCTATCATATTTTAAAGTTTTAATCCCTCCCCGAAGGGAGGGAGGTTAATTATTCTTTTAATTTTTCCCGAATCTCATTCATCCGGTCAAGTATGTCATTTATTAATGCTTCTCTTTCTTTTTCATTTTCGGGAACCCCGTAGGCTTCGTGGAATGAAGCGAGAAGTTTTAAATTCTCATACTCTTGTTCTAATTCCTTTCTTTCTTCATCTTTCATTGGTTAAACATTAAAATTAAGAACTCTTATTTGACTCTACAAAAATAATAAGCATTTGCTTATTGTGCAAGTTTTGGGCGAATTATTTTAATGAATTAATATAATCTATTACTTTTCTATTCGCTTTATCTATTTGCTCTAAATCGTAATCTATATAAATTCCGGTTGTTTTGCATCCGAACTCGTGCCCCAAAGCTAAAGATATTACATCTTTCGATATTTCTATTTTATGCGCTATTGTAGCCCATGTATGGCGCGCCCAATACGAGGTAATGCCGGGAAATAAAATATCTCTAATCTTTTTCCCACCTAATCCTTTGCGTTCAAAGTTTCCAAGTTTTTGCAAACCTCTATTCATTGCTGCCATATACTTTCTATAATTGTAATCGTTGGTTTCGAGCGTGTTTAGTAGAAATCTGTTTCCTTTATACCTGTTTATTATCTCCATTGCTTCCGGTTCTACTTTGATAGAGTATAGCTTTCCGGTTTTTTCTCGTTTATATTCTATGCGTCCGTCAACTATTTGTTTGAGGTTAAATAAGTCTATTGCGTTTATTCCGATTAGATAAAACATAAGCATGAATATGTCTTGATACTCCTTTTGATATTCTTCTCCGTTAAAGTCTCGGAGCGTGGCGAGTTGTTCCGGTCTTAGCGAGCGTTTTCTGGTTTCCTCTTTTTCGATAGCAAACTTTCTAAACGGATATAACTCCGTTTCTTCGTTATCTATCGCATAGTTAAAGACGGCTCTAATATTCCGTAGATGGATTGATATTGAATTGGTTTTCATTCCTGTATCTTTTAGCCATTTATTAAAAGATTCCAACCATTTCTTTGTGATAGTCTCAAATGTACATACCGGGTCGTAGGCAAGAATCTTATTCTTTGTAGCCTTATATAGTTCTATTGTATTTCCTTTCGTCTTTGTCTCTATAAACTCGTCTAGGTAGGTTACGAAAGTTTTGCAGGTTGACTCGTTTTTGATGGACTTTGAAATATAATCTTTCAAGGCTGCGTCGCTCATGCTTTTTAATTTCTGATTATTATCCAACATAACGATAAGTATTTCCACGCGATTTATAAGATTGCGTATCGCTACATTTTTAGCTTTGTAGCTTTTCGCTTCTTTGCTATACTCTGTACCCGTCCACGTTCTCGGAGTAGCGCAAAAATCGGTACTTATTAATATTCGGCTTTTATGCCTAATATACAACTTGATCGGGTATGTGCCGTCTTTCTTTTCTCTACGTGTGTCTAATTGATAACAAACAGTTGCCATAATAATATTGTTTTTAGTATATATACGCAAACAACGTGTCAACGGGATAGCGTGATAATTATGCGAGATGAAAATTTGCGCAAAATTTGCACCATTTTCTTTAATAATACCCGTTTATAACGCCTAAAAACGATACTTTGATATAGATATAAGGCAATAAAAAAGCCCCTTACTTGTTTGTAAGAGGCTGATAATCAGATAGTAGTGGGTACGAGAATCGAACTCGTATTACATGCGTGAGAGGCATGTGTCCTA